ACCACTAACCAAAACAGCACCATATTATTTCTTTCTCGATTATCCATTAGTTAATCACTCTGTTATCAATTTTAGTGTAGTCATCAGTAAAAGCGTTAAAGTCATCTATCGAATCACGTTCATCTAGTAGATTCTTGTTATACGATTTCTCTACTTCTAATTGATACGCCAGCTCTTTAATCATGAATTCTTGTATTTTAGTTTTCATGCTAGCCCCTTAATTCTTTTAGCTTTGCCGTTAGCGCCACCTTTTCAATGGCAGTTAAATAAAACTCAACTCTACTACGATTTAATCCATGCTCTTTTGCTCTAAACTTTTTGATAGCCTTATTGCCTTTTGTTTCTTCTTTCATTTTAATCCTTGCTTGCCTTCGATACAGTAAAGATAGTTTATTATTTCCGGTAATGCAACCCTAATATTAAAATAAATCAAATTAGTTTATAATCACTAAAACAAAAGAGGTTTAAATATGGCTTGGTATGATATTTTTGGCGGTGGAGTAGCTAAATCAATTGAAAATATAGCATCTGAATGGATAGAAACAGACTTAGAAAGCGCAGAGGCTAAAGTATTAATGGTTAAGACGCTTGACCCTAACGGTAAGATGCGAAGAGACTTATCTAATAGAGTTACCGCACTTTACACTTTATACATCGTAACAGCTCTTATATTGCTTATTTGCGAAAGCTTTGGTTTAGGTGATATTAATCAAATAGCAGTAGCGACAGCCAAGGTGACAGAGTTGTTTTTTCCGATAACAACCCTGTTTGGTGTAATTGTTAGTGCTAGCTTTGGTGTAAACTACGCTAACACTAAACAAGATAAATAACCTTATTCAATATCAGCGCTAGTTATTCTAGCGCTTATCATTCCTATTGGTTGTGTTTAAGCTGAAAAATACGGCTTTATGCTAAGTATCTCTTCACGTTATCAGTATTAGATAAAAGCGCTTTCATTGCCATATCAAGACTTTCAGCTTCAATAACTTTAGTTTTTACTACTTCGCTAATTGGTGGTGCTTCATATTTTATTAAGTATTTCATTCTCTCTTCCTTATTGGTTATGTTTTAAGTCATCTAATCGCTTCTGCCTTCTGCCATATTCACGCAAAAGATTTTTACGTTTACGCTTTTCCTTCTTGGTTTGATAATCATCTTTTTCAATCCCGAACACTGATGAAACTTGCGACGGAGTTAAGTTAGCTAACCCTAAACCAGCACCTGTAAGACATATCTTTTTCATTATGCTTTCCCTTTATGTTTTAAATTAATGCCCTTGGTAAATTTCTTCGGCACGCTCTGTAATAGTTTTATCAATAAACTGTTTAAGCCTATTAAGGTAAATTGTTGGCAGTTTCATTTCTAATTCTGTTGCAGGTAGTACAGGCCAACCCATTATCTGTGGCGCTCTTTCATTCCATGTTCTGACATTCCAGTAAATCATTTCGTTATACTTCTTAATAAACATATGATTTTCTTTGATTGCCTCAGTAATGCAGTCAGCACTAAAGCCATGTTCGCGGTGATGATACCCACAAGTCTGTTTTTCGGCTTTAATTGTAGTAGGTAACGGACAGCCAGCAATTGAACATTTAGGCCATTCTGATGCGTGCGCGTACTCTTTAGCCTTGCTTGATTTATTGGTGCTAACATTAGCAACCAGTGACGCCATATCTTTAGCCATTATTTATCCCTCCATACGTCAGTGTTGTGGTACTTCTCACCAATGCGATGTAATACCTCACCGTTATCACTATCATCAACACAGCGATTGCAGGCAGGGTTGCCACATCCACATTTATGCTGGGAATACATATAATAAAGTGCTTCGTGTAAATCTTTAACATCTCTAAGCATACCGTTATCAATAGGTGCTGAATTTCTAACGTGTTCAAGTTTCATGTTATTTATCCCATCTTTCTTGGTTAAGGTAAGTAGTTAAATGTAATTCAGGGTAACCGCATTCACCTTTGTTTTTGTTTATATCATCAATGAATATTAATGTTGCTTGTTCACAAATTTCATTATCGTGACCAGCCATCATTGATCGATACTTTTCATAAGCTTTTTGTTTGGCTCCTTTCTTGCCTTTAGTTTCCCAGAGCAATAAGAACTGCTCATCTAAATTATCAGGGTAGCTAATTTTTTTACGTGGCGCTTTTGGCGCTTTAGGCTTAGCCAGCTTTTCAGTTGCTACAGTAGCAATACTACCCTCTGACACTTCGACACAAAACTTTCTAATCATCTTCTCTAATAGAAAGCCTTTAGAGCGTTCGTGCTTTTTTGCGTAGCCTCTTAATAGGTTGTGTGCTTCTAATGATACATCTGCTGTTAGCCGTGAATTTCTACTCATTCGTTTGTTTTCCTTGTGATTAATATTTCTTGTACAAATAATATCAGAAAATGTTGCAATGTCAAATGTTATGTATTATATTTAATTTCATCAACAACAACTAACCAATAGAGAGATAGAAAGCATGTACATTAAAGTAACTAAATCATCAAAGTTTAAAGCGGAAGTTGAATGCGTAGATTGCGAGGGATTTAACATATCTGAAACGATAACGCATGCAGAAGCAAGGGCGCTGGCTGTTGATATGATGAGTGCAGCTAAGAAGTTATTAGAATTAGATGAGAATAAATAACATGAACGAATTAAAAATAGAAGCAATAGTAAAGTTTAACAGTGGTGTTGCCTATGTATTCAATAGAAAGCCTGATTACAAGTATAAACGTGAAGGTGATTTGCTATGGGCTAAAGATGGGCCATTCTATAGTTGTTACGGTTACGAAAGACCGAGTAAAGCTTTTCAGGCGTTTGCGGGTAGAAAGTTTGACTTACCTATGCTTGACGGAACTGTTACTCATTGCTCTGGCGAATGGTGGGATAAAGGGCTAGGTAAATTAAAAGAAATGCTTGACGTTAATCTTGGTCATTTAACAATGCAAACAAAAGAGCAATTAATTAATTGTTATGTTTTTTGTGGGACATCATGTGATCTTGATGAGCTGGAAAAACTAAAAGCCAAATATTATGGTCAAATTTACGACTACTGGGAATACGAAGCGGTTATAAAATACAAGCCTGAAGCGAGAAAGCAATGAAATAAGATATTTTACGAGCAGAGAGCAAAAAGGAATTTAATTAAAAAGGTAAAAGAATTATCAGCAAAAGTTAAACAACTTGAAAATAAAGGAGACTAGTGTAAAATAAGTATTGCAGTGTAGTAGCTGCTTAGAAAGAAACTTAGTATAGGGTATTTAGAACTGTGATCTTTGGTGGGTTTTCCTACTAGGTTTCACCCCTCTACTAACAGAGGTTACAGTTTTAAGTACCCTTTTTTATGAAACGAATTCATGAAGTATCAAGCGGCAGTTAGCCTGAGTGGAGCTAGCTATATTAAAAAGCCGTCGTAAAAGCCGATATCCATATCACCTTTCAAAGCATCTTCTAGTCTGTATAAGTGAAGTGAGTTAAGTTAGATGGCCTTTTGGTTACTGGCAAAGACGGGCAAGCTTGTGTTAAGCACCCCGTTAATTAAATTGAAGTTACGAACCTTTCAAGCTTAGCTTATTTCACTATACAGATTACCTACACTGCTCGATAATAACTTATACGTCTATTGCGAAAGCTAATCACGGTTGGATTATTATTTAAAGCACTACAACGATCGCCCAAAGTGCAACTGAGTTCTAAAGTTATTATAGGGGCTGGACACTACAAGAAGTGGAATGATAACGACCTAATTTAATCTTGTTAATGATTAGGTATCTAAGCGATGCGATGGCTCCGGAGTCATATATTGTTGATTAGATAATAGGACTCAACCTCTTAACTGTGGGTTGGGGTTCTTTTATCTTTTCACTCCACAATTCACCAAAGTCATATATTAAGTAACTAGTAATAAGAGGTTAAAATGTTAAATCAAAAACACTATATATACTTTATAAAAAGCGGGAATAAACATAATTCTCCTGTGAAAATTGGTTTGGCAGTAAATCCAGAAAAGAGGATCGGTGAATTGCAAGTTGGCAACCCTGAATTGTTAAAGTTGATCAGCTCGATAGAGTGCCGAAGCAGAAAGCACGCTTACGGGTTGGAAAGATGGTTACATAAATGTTTTTCTAAACACCATATCCGTGGTGAATGGTTCAAGGGTAACAAGATAAATATAGGTAGGGCGATCGCTGGATTTGAAACTGACGTCCAACTAACAAACCAGAAAGGAAGAGGGATTCACGGAACAAAGAAAGAGGCAAAAATAAACATACTTAAAGGTCAAAATATAGCTTTGCATAAAACGATACATAAATTAAACCAAGCGATTGATGATGAATTAGATCGTGAATGCTTGGCTAATATGCCAGAGTTATAATGACCCATATATTTTAAATAAACCAAACCACAGAAAGGATAAAAGAATGCCAAGACAAGTTAAAGCATACGGCTGTGAATATAAGTGTGGTAAAAAAGTCGTGTTATCTAAAACAAGTATGATTGACCACGAATCAAGGTGTTTTCATAACCCAGAAAAGAAAGCTTGTGTAACTTGCGTTCACTTTCAAAAAGAGCATGATAGCAATGGTATGGAGGGAACTAATTATTTAGATACTTGGGTGGATTTGATTTGCCATGCTAAAGAAGAATGTATGGATAAATTACAAAACAATTGTGAATTACATAAAACAAAACAGGGGAATGAATGATGAGTAACAAACTAGGAATAATAATCGCAGGGGACAAAATACACGCTGGCATTGATAAAGAGGACGTAACTGAAATTGAAAACTGCGTTGTTATACACTTTGAAGAAAAAGAAGATATGAAAAAGTTTATGGAGAGTACACAATGGTATCAACAAGACTAACCAAACATAAGGAATAGAGAGAATGAATAGTAAAGGCATGGGTAATTGGAGTTTGATATTTTTATTGTTTTCAGTCGTAATAATTACTTATCGATTAATTGCTGACGAGTACCAGCCAGAAGTATTTTATATTTTAATTGTTAGCGCGGTATTTAATGTTGGCTCAGCTATAATGAAAAAGCTCGAGTCCTTTGATAAGGAATAGAAATATCTATTACATAGAAAAACTAATAGACGGAGAGCTTCACTACAAAAACACACCTAAAGGTTATTGGATTAAATTTACCAGCAAAATGCTTAATGAGCGCATTACAGAGCTTGAGAAAAGGTTAGTAGCTGAAGTTGGTTAATGTTATAATCTATCTCGACGAACAAAATGTAAAGCATAAAAAGCCACTTTAAACAGTGGCTTTTTTTATCTCTTTAATAAGTTATATATCCATTCAATCATAGTGTTTTAAATATCTCCTCAAGTTCGCTGGCTGGCGTTTGTTTGCGTAAACGTGCAATTGATAGGTTGTCAGTAGCGACTCTAATCTTATTGCATAGCATGGCTTTATCGCTTGGCTTCTTTGCTAGTGGCTTAGTTTCAGCGTTGATTATTTCCATGCAATTATCAATTACTTTGTCGTCTATTAAATTGTTGTTACTCATGATTCATCTCCGGGATACTCGCAGCCGAAAAACTTATTCCAAAATATTCTAGATTTTTCTAAATGCTTTAATAGTGTTTTCATTATTCTTCCCCTAGTGATATAAATTCACTTAATGGTAATTTAAACTCTTTTGCCATATCGTTAAGTGTTGATAGTGTTGGATTGCCATTATATAAAGCGCTATTAACTGTAGCTTTCGGCTTACATAGGCTTTTTGCTAGATCTTCCATATTCCACTCATTTTTTGCTAAACAAACTTTTACTGCTTTTTTTAATTTAAACATTATTACCCTTAATTGTTGATTTGACTATAGTGTATATAAAGAATTAAATAAATGCAAATAAATACTTGCTTTAACAATTTAACGTGCTAATATTAATTTCATCAAGCGGTTAAGCAGTTTACTACTTTTCCCCGTTCATACCGCTCCAGCTAAAATGCTAAGGAAAAGTAGACTAATTCAGGGGATAGAGATGAAAGTTTATACATTTGTAATAGGTTTATTAGATAACGGTAAGCCGAACATTTTCACATCAGTAAGTGATTTTAAGTTGGATAACTGGGAGTTAATCGATGTTAGAGAATTGCATTTTAATATTGATAACGACGAGATAATAGAGTTGGCTAAAAAAGCTCAGTTTGCAATTGATTCAATGGAGAGTGTTAGTAATGAATAATTTAAAGTTATGGAACGAGGTTCAAAAAACAGATCCTGCCTACACTAAACAAGCAAGCAAGGGAGCTCATAATTTTACATCTGTAGCGCCCATGTATCAAAACAAAAAAGCAACCGAGCAATTCGGAGTGCAGGGTATAGGGTGGGGTGTTGTGGTAGGTAGCGAGGTATTCACTGAAAAGGAATATGGAACAACAACTATATTATCTTATGATGCGACTATGTTTTTTATTCTTGATGGAGTTCGAGGGGAAATACCAATTCATGCTAGTGAAAAGTCCTGCTATAAAACCAACGGGTACAAAGGTAAAGAAGGTTATATTAAGATTGATGACGAAGTGAGGAAAAAAGTTGTCACCAACGCAAAAACAAAAGGACTCTCTGAGCTAGGTTTTAGTGCAGACATATTTATGGGGATGTTCGATGACCCTAATTATGTAGATTACCTTAATTTTGAAATAGGATTAGAAAAAGCAGACGACAAAGAGCAAGAGGTAAAGGTAAAAATAGAAGAGTTTAATGAGTGGTGCAAAAAAGAGTGTGAATGCTACAAGGCAATAAAAAATAAAAGAACATTAGATTTATTGCTAGCTGGTCACAAGTCAAAATTACAAGGAAGATGTCAGTTATTGAATTTAGATTTTAATGGATATTCAAAAGGCTTTGATGTCGCATACAACAATCAACTTAAAGTTATAAATGGAGATAAATAAAATGAGCGAAGTAAAAGAGTTAATCGAGTTTGACAAAATAGCTGCTGGCATTGCTGACATACAAGAGAAAGGTAATTTTATACCTGATATGTCAACGAAAGAAGGGTACAACGCAAGTAAGAGGTTTGTGCTTGATGAAACCACACCGACAAGAACAAGGCTTGCAGATGCGCACAAAAAGGCTAAAGAATACTGGAAGCTTGGCGGGCAGAACGTCGACAAGAAAAAAAATGAAATATTAGAGCTGCTTGTTGATATTCAAAGGCCACATCAAGAGGCTTACAAGGCGCACGATCAAGCTGAAAAAGTTCGAAAGGCAAAGTTTGAGCAAGACATACAAGATAAAATATGTGAGTTTTACGATTTTAAATTCATGGTTGATATAAATAAAACCAGCTCAGAGGAAATATCAAGAATAATAGATTCTTGTGGCGAGATAGATACGGCAGAAGGTTTTTATCACAAATCCAAAGAGGCAGAAATAGCCAAGCAAGAAACTATGGTTATTCTTAATGATTGTTTGATAACTATCGTTAACCGTGAAGCAGAGCAGCAACGCGAAGCAGAGCTGGCAGAAGAAAACCGCTTACGTCAAATTCAGATAGATGAGCAGCAAGAAGCGATGCGAATTCAACAGGAAAAAATGGACGCGCAGCAAGCGGAAATTGACCGCGTAGCAAATGAGTCTCGGGCAAAAGCACAAGCTGAAGCGGATGAAAAACAACGACTGATTGATGAGGCTGAACAAGCTGAACTAGAAAAGAAGCGGGCTGTTGAGCGTGAAGAATACGCAAAGCAGCAGGCTGAACAAGCAGCAGAGCGGGCGAAGCAAGATGAAATAAACCGTCAGAAAGCAGAGCAAGAGAAGCAGCGCATTGCTGATGAAAAGCGAGCTAATAACAATCGTCATGTTACCAAAATCAAAACTCAGGCTAAAAAGTTTATTATGTCTTTTGATATCGATGAAGAGACAGCAATAAAGCTTGTTCAGGCAATTAGCCATAAAGACGAAAGCACTTTAACAATTAACTACTAAAGAAGGGTAAAGAAAAATGGCAAATGTACAATCAAAAGAAAATATGACTATCGCAATCCGTGAATATACTGACAACCAAGGCCAACAAAAAAAGGTTTGGAAAACTATCGGTGAATTAATTACATGGGATGACGGAAGTAAATCGTTTGAATTGTGGGGGCCAACTGGTTCAACTAAAGGAAATGTTTTTGCTAAAGACGATAATAATCAGCAGCAAAATAATAACCAAGGCCAACAGCAAAACAACCAGCAAGGCGGCTACCAGCAACCACAACAACAGCAGCAAAATAACTATCAACAAGGGCAAGGCTTTCGCCAAAGCTAACTAAACAAAGCCACGGAAGGCGTCTTAACTGGAGAATAACCATGTTCAACAAGCATCACATAAAACTACAGCATAGAAGATTAACTCATTTTGTAACGAAAGGGTTTTTTGTTGTATTCGTTTTGACGGGGTGTGTATGGCTAAATCTAGCATTAATAGTTTAACTTGGTTTCACATTTACCTAACAATTTTAGCGTGGTTATTGGCAGCAGTAACCACATATTTCCCACAATCAATACCGTATATTCTAGGATTTATATTATGAATAGAAAAATCAAAAAAATAGCTTGGACTGATGGCATGATTAAAATCATTGCAGACAACTGTAAAACTAAATCAGCATCAGAAATAGCCAATATGATTAATTCAGCATTTGGCACTAACAAGTCAGAAAACGCAATACACAAAAAAGCGAATATCCAAGGCTTTAAATTAAGTGCGGTTAAGTAATGGATATTTCAGCAATACAGAAAAGTTGGCAGGGCTGCGAAGAAACAGCAAAGGCAAGAAGTAAGATAGACCCTGATAGTCGAAGAGTAAAATTAAGGGCGGAGGCTGAGCAATTGATAAAAGAAAAAGTGCCTAACGTCACTATACAAAAACGACTGGGCTTAGCCTCAACAACTATAAGTAGATACAAGTCAGAAATGACGAATAATATAAACGGGTGATCAATGGATACATTAAGAGAGAGTCATCGGAAAAGCAACGAAAAAGCTAGTGAAATAGAAAAACTAAAAGAGGCAAACTTAGCACTTAGAGAAAAAAACGCCAATCTATCTAAGAAAGTTGAGTTATTTAGAGTGCAAAAAAGAACAGCAGAAAAAAACGCAAAAACCTTAAAGGCAAAAAGCATAAGGGTGGCAACTGCACTAGCTAAGTTATGGGTTGACGGGTTCACATCATTAAGCCGAAAAGAATTAGCTAATAGAATATTTGTTGATGTTGCTTATATTAATAATGAGGCTTCAGCGTATAAACGAGAGATGACAAAGTATGAAAGACCAATTAATAACACTATCAACTAGGCAAAACGTTTATCGATTAATAGATAAGTTTCTAGGTGAGAGCCCGCAAGGAAAATGGGATCTTTCAATTATTAAGCGAGGTAAAAAAAGAAGTATTTCAGCCAACAAGCAGCAGCACTTATGGTATAGGCAACTAGATAAGGCGAGCAATAATATAACTGGATACTCTAAAAGGTTTTGCAAGTATACGTTTGGACTGCCTATTTTACTTAATAGCGATAAGCATAAAGACTTTTATGAAACACTTTTTGATATGTGTAATTTTTGGCAAAGAAGCTATGAAACTAGAATTGAGTTAATGGAAGGGATAGAGGTAACAAGTAAATTCAATACTACAGAATCCAAAGAATACATGGAACAAATGATTTATTATTTTAATGATGCAGGTATACCAATTAAATTTAAGGATAAATAATGCGACTAGTTAAAGCAAAGAGGGATTGTAAGTGTAAGCGCGGTTGTGATATCCGGTCAGGCGACAGTTATTACCCGCAACGCAGAAAGAAAAAGCTTTGTTTTAATTGTGGATATAAACCGAAAAAGAAAACTTTTATTATTAAATTATTGGAGTGGTTAAAATAATGGCTAAGCAAACTAAAATAACTAAATCAGCAAGAGGTGAAGATTGCACGTTAATGCTTGGTAATTGCTCGAGTAATGAAACAGTAGTGCTTTGTCATATAGGAAAGAATAGAGGTATGGGTATCAAGTGCGGTGATCATTTTGCTGTATACGCTTGCTCTAACTGTCATGATGTTATAGACGGCAGAGCGCCAGCATTGTACGGATACGAGATGATTGATAGTGCTAAATTGACAGCACTAGAAAGAACTCAGCAAAAATTAATTGATAAGGGTTTGTTATGTCTAAAATAATTGTAGGTATTGATCCAGATAGTAAAGCGCATGGCGTAGCCATTTATTATGGTGGTCAGTTAGATATACTGTCATCAATGAATCTTATTGAGCTGCAATGTCTAATTGATAATGATTTAATAACAACATCGATAGATAATGACTGGGATATAGAAGTTCATATTGAAGATGTTAACGGTGTTAGTGCTGCATTCATGGCAAGAGATAGAAAAGCAAATATTAATGTAAAGCTTAAAATGTCTCAGCATATTGGGATGTGCAAACAATCACAAATTGAACTAGAAAGGCTTTTTGAGTTCTACAAGATAAAAGTAGTTAAGCATAAAATATCTAAAATGTGGAAAAAAGACAAAGCTCAATTTGAGAAGATTACAGACTGGAAAGGTCGTAGTAATGAAGATACTAGATCAGCTGCATACTTTGGTTACTTAGGGTTAAAAAGGTGATAAAATGAGATCTCATTCACAAAGTAAGGAAGTAACATGTTAGAAGTAGCCGGAAATGGAAAGACACGTAAAACGCCCGCAAAGAAAACAAGACCTACACGTAGAAAATGAATATAATTCAGTGTGTCTTTATAGTGGCATTTGTTGTACTTTTGATCCCTGAAAGGTCAAGGCTTGCCGCTATAGTTATACTGGTGTTTAATTTAATTTACTTTCAATTTATACTCCCTTTAGATTGGGAGGTTTACTATCACTTCTCAGCAACGCTAAACACTCTTCTAGGTGTCATTCTTTACTATAGATACAAGTCAGTTGCTATACTCTCATTTTTGCTAATACCGATTAATGTTATTGGGTACTTATTGTGCAAGAATTATTACGATCCTTTTATTTATGATAACATGTGCTTTGTTGTGATCGCACTCCAGATAATATTACTCACGGTTAGAGGCTTGACGGATGGAACTAGTTGGGGAGGTAAAAGAAATTCTTTGGTTTTCCTTGCTAATTTTGATAGCTATAAAAACCATGCTAAAATACAAAAAACACACCAAAAGTAAATCTAATGAACGAAGCGACAAAGCAAGCGCTAGAGACGATAGCAAGTAACCCAAAAGTAACGACTGCCGTTACTGCCGCAGTAACATCTAATGTTTGGCTTGATTATGGTGAGCCAGCAGTAAAAATTGTGACAAGTCTAATGGGCTTAGCTGTATTGGTTTTATTAGTAGTTAAACATGCACTAGATATAAAGAAAGAACATTTCACAAATCACGACAAAGACAACATAAAGGGTAAGTAACAATGAATTCATTGCAGCAGCACAAATTAACTCAATACATGATTAATCAAAAAGCAACAAACTCAAGTGTCGCCCGTTCGATTTCATCTATGAATAATGACCTGTCAGCTGCTATAGAGCATCAGGCATACATGCACAAGAACCCTGACGGAAATATTGATGATGGGCTAGTTGCTGTTATAGGTTACGGTGCGGAGCAGTTATTGGCACAATATGCAGAAGTTGACGAGAAGCGCCTAGATTTTCTTGCTGTAAAAGCAGGAACAATGACAGTTGATGAGTTAATAGCAAAATACAATATTGATCTAACTAAATATTCAAATGCGTTGATCTAAAAAATGGCATTTGGTGCAACGCTAACGCTTCCTACTATAGCGGGCAGTCATTCAAATTTTGCTGTACTGTTAACAAATGGCTCTTTCCCTGCTGCTGCGATTGATGGCGGCGCAAGCTCTATTGATAATGGTGGGGGAAATCTACGCGCATATACTGACAACACAAAAACAACACAATTAGCACTAGATGTAATAACGTTTGTTACTGGTGTCTCTCCTGAGATACATGTGAGGGTGAGCGTTACAGCGCAAACTGGCGCAACAATTTATATTGAGTCTGACTCTGTAGAAACCACACAGCCAGCCGTCGGTGCTGCCTTTGGTAGGAATGACACTTACACAAATGAGGATCTAGCGCACTTACTACCCGATAATGCAGTGGTACAGGTAGATTCTACTGGTAATGATGATGGTGCGATTATTGGGACAGGCGCGACAACGGAAAATACCCCACCGTACGGGGCTACAAACTTAGATCTAAACGGCACTAATCATATAAATTCGCTAACAGATCCAACGACAGGATCGACTCACTTAGCAGTCAGGACCTGGTATAAGACATCAGGTGGCGCGTCTAAGTGTATTTCAGGATCTTGGCTGGGTGGAAATACAAATTCATCATATTTGTTTTTTACCGGATCTTCAAATCTAGCGCTACTACGTATTAATAATGGATCATCTGCTTCCGACGCAGTGTCGACAACAAACGTCCAAGACTCGACATGGCATTATATAGCCGGGATATACGACGGCAGTAACATTAATATTATTGTTGACGGAACCAATGAAGATACAACAGCAAAAACGGGCGCGATACATACGCCCGTATCAGCGCAGTATAATATAGGGCGATATAACAACAGCGCATCTACTCGGCCTGAAAATATATATGATCACAGAGTATCAACCAATACAAACATTACGCTTGATTATCTAGCTACAGAGTACAACAACGAGAGCGATCCCGACAACTGGTTAACCGTTGGGGCTTGGGTTGATAGTGGCGGTGGCGGTATATCTATAACAGTAGACTCGACGCTACCTAGTTTATCAAGCTCGTTAAACTTGTCTAAAGTTGATAATTCATTCGATATAGATGTGGCATCAATACTGCCTAGCCTGAGCAGTTCATTAAGTTTAAGTAAAACAGATAATTTATTTGATATTTCGATCAGTTCAGAACTGCCAAGCCTGACAAGTATATTAAACTTATCTGTTGTTAATCCGGGTAATAACGCGAGCATAAACTCCTTTTTACCTAGCCTTTCATCGTCTTTAAGTCTGACAAAATCAGATCCCGCTGCCGGGGTATCGATAAGTAGTGAGTTACCTAGTTTAATATCATCATTATCACTAACCGTTAATAATCCAGCGTTTGATGCTAGCGTGGCATCAGTTCTGCCTAGCTTAAACAGTTCTTTGTCTTTATATAACGGAATACTAGGCATATCAGTAGGTGATAGGAATAATATCAATATAGTGGTAAAATCAAGAAATATAGACGTTATAACAAATTCAAGAAATATAGAGGAATATTAACAATGGCAACTACAATCGGGTTAGGCTCACAGACAGCGATGGCTACAGGGCTATCAACATATTTAGCAACAGAGTCGCTGGTTATTTATGATGGAACACCACCAGCAAATGCAAAGGCGGCACTGTCTGGAAATGTCGCGTGTGCTACTCATACACTAGCCGGATTCATTGAAAGCGGAGGTGTGTTAACTGCTAATGCTATAGCATCGGTAACTATTGCTAATTCATCGACAGGCGGTGTTACTTTCGGGAGAATTCTTGTGGGTGGCATATCTCAGTGGCAAGGCATAGTAGGCGCAGAAATAACTGTTACACCTGATGCTAATTATGTCGCAGGCGGAACAAGTAACGTTACAGCAATGACGTTAACTACTCCAGACGCGTAACATGCAATATTTTCAAGAGCCAAAAACGCCAAGTGATGATGATCGTTATAGCTTTACTATCGATGAATCATGGCTAGATGGTGAAACAATATCCTCTGTTGTATGGTCTGTCGAAACTGGCAGTTCATTAACTACATCAATAGAAGATATAACTTCAAATGTTGTAAGTGCTTTGTTTTCTGGTGGGGTCGATGGTCGATGGTGTGTAACAGCCAAAGTTAACACGCCAACAAGAGACAAAGACTTCTGCGGAAAGCTAACGGTAAGAAGCTGTTGTTAAACCTTTGTTAAACTAATATAATAGCGCTAGGTGTTGTTGGGACGCCTAGGTTGCGCAACCGACCCAACATAACAACCCAACTATATTTCATCTCCCAATGCTCACGGATGAGTTATTTTTTAGGGGACATCATGTCAACATCATTATCACCAGTATCATTACCAGCTAACACTTGGGTAGATTTATATGTATCTACAGGAATATCTGTTGGCGCTCAATTAATAATTCAAAACAGACGGACTGACGATGTTTTCTTGTCTGAATCTGCAACAGAGCCTTCAGGATTAGTTAATAACCTTGGGGGTAACAAATTAGTTGGTAAAGAGTTTATTACTAATATTTCAGGTAATGAAGGTGCATGGGCCTATTCAGAAAAAGGCGGCTCTTTACAGGTAGAGGAAGCTAGTAGCTTTACCCCGTACACCGGAGATCCGACAGACGCGTCTCAAGAATTACAAAAAACCGCCTTTGGTGAGTTATCCGTTGCAGAACCAACGCCAGTAATTCAAGTTTCAGCGCAATACGGACTAACCGACGAGATAATGACAATAGCCACTGGTAGTGGTTCTACATATAATGACAACAGTTTATTTAATGTGAGTACAGGGGTAAACCCAGAGTCAATTGCTTCACTTAACACTACTAGACAGTTAGCATATAAGCCCGGGCAAGGTGCATTAGCTAGATTTACAGCAATGTATACGCAAGGTGCTACAGATAGCTTACAGGCTGCTGGCTTGATTAATTCGGAAGATTCTTTTGCGTTTGGATTTGTAGATGAAGATTTCGGGATAATCTATTCTAGAAATGGCAGTGTTGAACATCAAGAATTAACCGTGACCACTGGCGCAACAGGTAGTGAGAATGCGACTATAACCGTTAACGGCATTAACTACACAGTACCCTTAACGACAGGGGGTTTAAATCATAACGCTCAAGAGATAGCCTCAAGTTTGTCGGATCAAGTTGCTAACTTTCTATTTTCTGCAAATAATAATGTAGTGTCATCGATAGATCAGCTTCCGTCAGTAGGGTTGTCTTATGCGTTTTCAAGTGCAACAGCCGTTGCTACATGGGTGCAAAAGAAAGCAGGTGCAGCACCAATATTTAACCTTATACCCCAGACAACATGGAATAGAAATCAAGTTTCATGGTTAGATCCCACTAAAGGGAATGTATACTCTATTGCTATACAATATCTCGGATTTGGCAATATATCATTCTACATTGAAGATGAGGCCTCTGGTGCTCCTATTCTCGTACATATGATAGAGTATTCAAACAAAAACACTACTCCTAGCGTTAGCAACCCTACATTTAGAATAGGGTGGTTAGTTAGAAACACAGGCAATACAACAGATATTATTGTTAGTGGCGCATCAGCAGCAGGGTTTATAGAAGGTAAAAACAATATAGACACTATTCCTCGTGCAGTAGAATCTGTAACTACCGCAATCGGAATTACTCAAACAAATATAATTACAGTTAGAAATAGATTTCATTTCGGAGATAAAATAAACAGGGCAGATATTGTTCCGTTGTTAATATCCATGGGTACAGAGGGTGCTAAAGGTGCGTTTTTTAGATTAATTGCCAACCCTGAATTTACTGGAGATATTAACTTTAATTATATAAACGAACAAAGCTCTGTAGCTGAATACTCAACAGACCAAGTAGCTTTAGTTCCTGATACTGGGCGCTTCATAGCTTCCTTCTTGGTTACTGAGCAAGGACAAGTAATAGGCTCTAGCGACTTTGCAACAAGGATATTTCCGGATGACTGGTTAACATTATCAGCAGCAGTAACAGCAAACCCAGCAGCAGTAATGACAGCATCAGCAGTATGGCAAGAAGATACTTAAAGTAAAAAGATTGATTAAAGGGCTTAATTGCCCTTTTTTATTATCTTAAATAAATCAGTAGCTTAGTTAGCCCTTCTCATCCTATGTATAACAATCATTCAATCGTGTATAATAAAGGTAAATCCCAACTAAATTAAGGAGGCTTTATGCCAGCTCCTAAAGGTAATCAATTCTGGAAAGTGAGAAGCAAGCACGGTAGAGATAAAATATTCTCTGACTGTGACATTCTTTGGAGTGCTTCTTGTGAATACTTTGAGTGGTGCGAAGAAAACCCACTAATAGAACAAAAGATATTTCATGCTTCCGGAGTGATAACCAAAGATGAAGTAACAAAAATGCGAGCTATGACCATTGCAGGTTTATGCGTATTTCTTGATATAGGCACAAGTACATGGCATGAATATAAGAAAAAAGAAGATTTTTCGGAAGTCATTACGCGAATAGAGGATATAATTTACAATCAGAAATTTATGGGGGCGGCAGCAGATATGCTTAATGCAAACATAATAGCTAGAGATTTAGGGCTTTCTGACAAAACAGAAAATGAAACCGTTCACAAAATAACTAAAGCTGATATAGAGGAATGGTAGACTTAAGAAAGTTTCAGCAACACGTTAAAGAAAAGTCCCCTGCATTCGTACCTTTGTTTAAAAATAAATTAAGATATGAAATACCATGGGGTGGTGCTGGTTCTGGCAAGTCTCACATTGTAGCCAGAAAACTACTATATAGAATGCTTAATGAATCTCATGTTAAGCACAATATATTGATTATACGCAAAGTGGATAGAACAATTAAAAAATCAGTATGGACGCTGATGAAAAACATCATATCTATATGGGGGCTAACTAAGCAGTTTAATTTTAACCAAACAGACCGAACAATGATATATAAGCCTACTGGCTCTCAATTCATGTTTTCAGGTCTTGATGATGTAGAGAAGCTAAAGTCTATCGAAGGCGTTACCTCTATATGGTGTGAGGAAGCGACAGAGCTTTTACAGGAAGATTTCGAGCAGTTAGACTTACGTTTACGTGGCGAGTTTGGTTGCTTAAAGCAAATAACATTAACATTTAACCCTATAAGCGATCAGCACTGGATAAAAAAGATATTCTTTGATGATCCGATTGATGGTGTATTTACATTAAAAACAACTTATTTAGATAATGCTTTTATTGATGATGAATACAAAATGGTAATGGAGAACAAAAAGAAATCCAATCCTCGCTATTATGGTATTTACGCTTTAGGTAATTGGGGCACTGCTGAAGGCTTGATATTCAATAATGTAACTCAGCGATTAATTAAAGAAGAAGAGATAAAAGACTTGGATTGCTACCAAGGCTTAGATTTTGGCTATACAAACGACCCGACCGCATTTAATCAGTCTTACGTTGATCACATTAATAAAAAGATATTTGTATATGACGGCTTTTATCAAAAAGGCATGAGCAACGCGCAAATAGCTGAAGAAATAACAAAGATGTTAGCCCACAAACACAAAACAACTGCTGATAGCTCAGAGCCTAAATCAATAGATTATATAAAAAGTAAAGGCGTCAGAATAGAGGGAGCACTCAAGGGCGCTGACTCTATTAACACAGGTATCGATTTTCTGTTAGAATATGAAATAACAGTAAACGCTCATTTAGTTGAATTTATGACCGAGTTTGATAATTATGCTTGGGGAGTAGATAAAAAAACTAATAAAGCGACTAACAAACCAATTGATGATTTTAATCATTTTATAGACGGTCTAAGGTATGCTTTAGAATGTTTGTTTAAAAAATCTAAAACATTCTTTGCAGGATAATAACGAGGAAGATATGCAGATCCCATTCAAAAGATTTTTCACTAAAAAGAAGGTATCTCAATCGATAGAGAAGTCTTACACTTCTGCTGAGGTTGAAAATATTTATACTAAGGCAGCGCAATGGAACGACTGGGACTCATCAAAAGCAATCGAAGAAGGCTATAAATCTGCCGTTCCCGTTTATGCTTGTGTTAAAAAGCGTATGGACTCTATCGCCAGCATACCTTTAGTAGTTGAAGTTAAAAGCGGTGACGAATGGGAAGCACAACCTAATCACCCGTTACAAATGCTTTTAGATAACCCTAACCCTGAGATGACCACAAGCACACTAACTAAATTGATGGTGGCTCATTTAGATTTAGCTGGCAATGCTTACTGGATGAAAGTTAAAGCGGGTGCAGGGAATACAACTAAGGAATTATGGCCTACATTGCCTCAGCATGTCTCTGTTAGTGGCTCCCAACAACGATTAGTTGAATATTACACTGTAGGGGTTGAGCAAAAGCGTGTATCTGAAGATGATATGTGTCATTTTAAGTTTATTGACCCAAGCTCTTTAATATTTGGTCAGGCACCACTAAAAGCAGCAGGCAAAGCAGTAGATATTGATAACGCTGGCCAAGCATGGCAGAAAGTATCAATGCAGAATCGCGGTGTGCCTGATTTACACGTTAGTTATGAAAACCCTGATATGACTCCGGAGCAATACGAGCAAGCGAAGGACGCAGCAAAGAAAAATACAGGGCCGGGCGAGGCTCGCGCTCCATGGGTTACATCAAAAGCAACAATCAAACAATTATCTATGTCACCTGTTGAAATGGATTTCATGGAAACAAGGCGATTTACCCGTGAAGATATATGCTCAGCTTATGGTGTGCCATCTTCTTTAATTGCCGAAATGGGTAATGTTAATCTCGCTAATGCTGAAACAGCAAGGCGCGCATTCTGGCAAGATACAATCGTACCTTTAATGGATGAAATCACAGATGCGTTAAATATGTGCTTAGCATCTGAATATGGTGCTGATGTTCGTATAAGCTATGATCTATCTAACATTCCAGCGTTACAAGAAAACTACTCGGAGAAATTAACCAATGCTAAAACTATGTGGTCAATGGGCGTCCCGTTTAATGTTGTCAATCAGCGTTTGGAGCTTGGTCTTGATGATATTGATGGCGGTGATATTGGTTATATTCCTACGGGCGTTATTCCGGCTATCTTTGATTTTGATACCGAAGTCGATGAAGAAGCAAAAAAAGCCGTATTCAATCAACTTATAGAGAAGCATAATGGGTAAGTTATATATTGCCGGAATTGATTTAGATGGCGTTAACTTTAAATACTTAGGCTGTTACCAGTCTTTTGATAGAGCTAAGGCTAGATGTAATACAAGTAAATGCTTTGTTGGTGAAATAGAGCGTAATAAACCGCAACCATTAACATTAGAAGGATGGGTAGTTACTTACCCTAAAGCTTAATGCTAGCAACCGGAAGAAATAGAGAACAAGAGCGAGCATCACAACAGCAAATGATGAATCGCATCATCAGTCGTTATAATCGTGCTATTGCTAGAGAAATCACTAGAGCTATGAATGATTATGCGCGACATATAGGTGACCCAATGGTTAATGCCGAGGTTAGGCTTAAGCACATGGATAACATGACAAGAATACTTACTCGCCTATGGACTCAATCCGGTAAAATGTCAGTAGAGCATAACTTTAATATTGTAAAATCTTATTATGATATGGAGTTAAAAAAAGGTTCTGATTTTCCTGATTTGACCACGCCTATTGTAGATAAAGCCATTGCCGATTGGGTACGCGCTTATGGTGGTGGAAAGATAACAGAAATAACAGGAACAACAATGAGCGACATCAATAAAATTGTCGCTGATGCTAGAGTGGAAGGGTTAAGCGAGCGTGAGACAGCTAAATTAATAAGCGCTATTGCTCCAACTAAATCAGCATCAAGAAGCCAAACAATAGCAAGAACTGAGGCGCACGGAAGTAGCCAAGGTATTAGCTTAGATGTTGCTAACGAAACAGATATTCCATTAGTTAAAGTTTGGCTATCTGACAAGGGCGAATCAGCAAGGGAGGAGCATTTAGACGTTGACGGGCAGAAAAGAGCTTTAGCCGATGACTTTAGTGTAGGCGGTGAAAGGTTAGAATACCCCGGTGATCCTAGCGGAAGTGCCGAGAATGTCATTAACTGCAAATGCGTAATAGGCTATGAAGTGGCTTAATTGACCACTATTTAATAAATTGATAGAATAAGGTTAATTATTTAAGGGGTTTTCATGGAATACAAGTCGTTAGAGTTCAAAGCCGAATCAGTTGACATTGGCGCTAGAACATTTGAAGGGTATGCTTCTACATGGGATTTAGATCAAACAAACGATATTATCCATCAAGGCGCATTCACTAAGACTATAAAAGAAGGTATGCCAGCCAATAAAATTAAAGTTTTATGGCAGCATAACGAGCCTTTAGGTTTACCGCTTGAGATGCACGAAGATTCAACAGGCTTATATGTTAAAGGCTATGTATCTAAAACTTCTCTCGGTGATGACGCTTTAACGCTAATGAGTGATAAAGTAGTTAACCGTATGAGTATAGGGTTTTCAATACCTCAGAATAAATCTAACTATGACGATCAAGGTGTAAGAAACATCTTTGAGACTAAGTTATATGAATTTAGCCCGGTGACATTTCCAGCTAACGAAAATGCTTTTATTAAAAGTATTGCAACATTTAACGAGCAGGCTATCATAGCTAAGACTAAAGGTTTGCACGTAACAGATTCAAAGGAGTTAAGTTTTTTACTTGATTCTTTGAAAGCACTTATGCAGAGTAATGAGCCGCAACAAAGCACTCATAATGAAGCTAAGCCGCTAATTGAAGAGTGTACTACAACACTAAAATCACTTGGCGACTTTGCCAAAACATTAAATTTTAAATAGGTATATATTATGTCTGACGAAATCAAAGAAATTAAAAGCCAGTTTGAGACTACCTCAGCAGAGCTAAAAAACGCATTAACCCTAATGCAAGATGAAATTAAGTCGAAAGGTTCAGCATCTAAAGAAACTAACGACCGAGTATTCAAAGCAGAGCAAGGCTTAGATACAGTCGTTAAATCTGCACAAGATATGGAGACTCGCTTAACTGAATTAGAAGTTAAAGCTAATCGCCCATCTCAAACAGCGCAAAGTGTACGCAAGTCATTAGGTCAATGTTATGTTGAATCTGAAACTTACCAAGAAGTTAAATCTACTACTCGCGGTAACTCTGTACCAGTAGAGCAAAAAGCAATTAGTGACGGTGCTGGTAGTGCAGGTGCATTAACAGATCAAATGCGTGTACCAACTATCTTTAAAAACCCTAATCGCCCTATGTTTATTCGTGATTTAGTCAATCATGTACCAACAATGGATAGTGCAGTTGAAATTATGCGTGAAAACGTATTTACTAACAACGCAGCACCACAAGCAGGTGAGTTAGTAACTAAAGCTGAATCTGATATTACTTTTTCTTTAGAAACGTACAAAGTGGAAACGCAAGCGCATTGGCTACAAGCTTCACGCCAAATTCTTGCTGATGCTAATCGCCTTCGCTCTTATATCGATGGTCGCTTAATGTATGGTTTAGATTTATTGTTTGATGCACAGTTATTATCTGGTGACGGTACAGGTCAAAACTTTACAGGCTTACTTGTTGATGCTGATGTATCTGATGTTGGTGCTTCCGCTGCTGAATCTGGCACAGTTTGGCTAGAACATATCCGTAAAGCTATTACTCAATGTCAATTGTTCGAGTATTACAATATCAACGGTATCGTTTTAAATCCTGCTGACTGGGAAACTATCGAAGTTTCTACAGGCTCAGATGGTCACTTTATCTGGGCTTCAGTTCCAGATGGTGCGCAAATGCGCTTATGGCGTGTTCCAGTAGTTGTTACTAATGCTATGCCACAAGGTACATTCATCTTAGGCGACTGGACTATGGGTGCTACATTGTATGACCGTGAACAGAAAAACGTTCGTATCAGTGAAAGCAATGGTACAGACTTTGTTAAAAATGCCGTGACTATTCTTGCAGAAGAACGCGCAGCATTCGCAATCGAGTTACCTAAAGCATTCTGTAAAGGTACATTAACAGCAGCGGCTTAATCGCTAACGTTGAATGATAAAGGGGGCTTAATCACCTCCTTTTTTATGCCTAAATATCATCATTTTCAATGTTTTTACTTGTAACTGTAATGCTGCAATCTAGTACGTTTTTGAAGCAAGATACTCTGTGTATTATTGCTTTCATTTTTTCATTATTTGGAAGTGTATCAGCAATACCATCTAAATAATTTATATCAGCGTAAAAAGAACTAAGCTCAATATAGTTATAGCTATCTGCTGAGTAAGTAGATAGTGCCTTTTGTAGGAACTCTAATCCATTCTCATCTATGCTGTATGTTACTATTTGCTTTGCTTTTTCATCTTCCTTTTTGAATATTTCAAACATGCTTACCCTCCAGCGTATCTATCTTTTCTTTAATTAATTTATTTTGCTTATTATCTTTATTTGCGTGTTCACGATACCAGCGCAGTGAATAGCCGATAACCTCGCAGAACTCTAAAAGCGTATAGCCTTTATTTCTAATCTTTCTTGTTAGTTTGTTCATTTACTTTTAAATCCTTTATTTAATAGTTTTGATTGGTTAGCCATGTGATTAGCCTGCGCTATTGACCTATCAGCTATAGCTAACCCTTTTTGAAATCTATCTGTATTGGCGCTTATGATCACGCTGATTTCAGCGCTTGCTGTTGCTGCATCTCTAGCCATCATAGCGATTATGGCAGCCTTTCTGAATATAAAAGGCTTACCATAAGTTTTACGCCATACCTTTTGCTTATTTCTTTTAACTTGTTTCATTATAAACCCCTGTTATTTGCTTCTTTTGCATTATCTTAGTTCACCTTTTGCATTATATCAAGGTGTATTAGCAAAATAATTGTCAAGGTGTTAAAATACATAAAAACCAAAGGGGTTTAAAATGTATATTGCAGTTATAGGCTTTACCACTGGTAGCCGAACATTTAAAGCAGGTGATAAGGTTCCTAAAAATTTACCTTATAATTCCATTAGATTAAAGCGCGGATTAATTAAAGAAGCTAAAGTTATTGAACCTACTGAAACAAAGGTTATAAAAGATGAGTTACTACACAGCGACAACAACAAACGGAAATCAAAGAACTCAGCCAAATCAAAAAAGCAATCGAACAAGTGATCCGTTAGTCAGCCCTATATCAACATCAGATATGGCTAACTTTCTAGGATTGCCAATGCCTTTGCTTGTTGCTGATGAAGTCCTTATTGATGGGCTTCTTGTTGCTGCTTGTCAGTTTTATATTGATTACACCAACAAAGAGCTATTAAAAAGAAACTATACGCTTAAATATGATCGCTATCCTGAAAGACAATCAGCTTTTGGTGGTCTTGGTGCAATGCACTCTAATCAAGATTGGTGGATAAGTTTTTGTGTGTGGCCTGTTGATTCAATTGTTAGTGTTACGGTAGATAATGAAGTTTTAGTTGATGGTGATGATTACAGTTACGACTTAGATTCAGAGCCAGCAAGATTAACATTAGAGCAAACTTTAGCTTGTCCTATCGTGATTAATTATGATGCAGGGTACGCAACAAGTGAAGAAATACCACCAAACGCTCTAACAGGCATTCAATTACTAACGGCTTATCTGTTTGATCACCGTGGCGCGTGTGATGTTTCAATGGCTGCTCAGCAATCAGGGGCTAAAACTATGTGGGCGTCCGATGTGATGATATTAACACTATGAAATGTTGTGATATAACAGCCGGAATGCTTAGGCATCCGATTATAATTGAACGTCAAACAAAAGTTAAAAATGACTCTGGTGGTCAGAATGTATTATGGTCAACTCATAAAAACATGAAAGCACAAGTAAAGCCAAAATCAGGGCGCGAACGTGTTTATGGTATGCAGTTAGAGTCACCTTTAACGCACACTATTATTATTCGTTACACTACTGATATTTTAACAGTCGATAGAGTCCTTTTTAATGGTCGCTTAATGCAAATTAGAGCAGTAAGAAACTTAGAAGAGATGAATCGCTGGATTGAGCTATCTTGTGAAGAAGGCGTAGCGCTTTGAGTGCTGTTACTGTTGTTGGTATAGATAAGCTTAACGCTACATTAAAAGAGCTTGAGAAAGACGCTGGTAGGCATTCAAAATCAGCTTATATTGCAGGTGGTAAGCTTGTAGAAGGCGAAGCAAAAAGATCTATTCAGGAACGTTCACCCGGCCAGAATGTAACAAGATACAGGAGTGGCGGTGGTAGTTATCAACACCAAGCATCAGGGCCAAACGAAACACCAAACACCGATACAGGTCGATTAGTATCTAGTATTAATACAGAACCTACTGATAACGGTGTTTTTGTTGGTACATCTTTAGAGTACGGTAAATATTTAGAGTTTGGCACAAAAGATATGGACGAAAGGCCGTGGTTAATTCCAGCTTTAAATAAAAAGTCTGATGATATAATTAAATTACAAATTGGCGCGGTAAATAAATCAATACTGGAGAACGAACACAATGTTTGAGTTAGATTTGCAAAAAGCCGTTTATCTTGCGCTTAGCGATGTTATTAGTGCACCAGTTTATGATCATGTCCCTCAAAATACTTCATATCCATATGTGGTAATAGGAGAGGATAATTTCGTTGATTGGTCTACTGATGATAAAAACGGTTTTGAAGCTACTGTAAACATTCACGTATGGGATCGACCGGAAGGTAATTCAGGTTCGAGAGGTCGCGCTAACGTTAAAGTGATACAGGGCGAAATATATGGTATATTACAACGTAGCAGCTTTGTTGTAGGTAGCTATGGTAATCCCGGTATGAGTTTCGAGTATTCTGATGTGTTTATGGATACAGACGGAACAACTTACCACGGAGTGCAAAGGTTCAGAGATAATTTTGCTGAAAAAAACGAATTTAATTTAGGTGTTTGTTAAGGGGTATAGTATGACTGTAGGTGCAGGAATTTTAGGGCGTGACGCAACATTAACTATCGCGGGTCAGCCAATAGCAGGAGTAACAACCAAGGGTTTATCTATTGCTAATGAGGCTGTTGATGTTTCTAGTGATGATAGCGCTGGTTATCGTGAATTAATGGCGCAATCTGGAATGTCTACATTAGACCTTTCCGTGTCAGGTGTAACAAAAAATTTAGAGTTGATGCGTTCGTGTATTGTAAATGAAAGTAAAATGTATGCGTTCACGCTAACTTATACAGATAGCTCTGTAATTGCTTTTGATGGCTTTTTTTCAACATTAAGTCAAACTGGAGAGCATAACACGGCATTTACTTTTGATGCAGCGTTCCAAAGCTCAGGCGCTTACACGTTCACACCGGGGCCATAATCCATGATAATTTTTCCCAACACAGAAATATCATGGGGTGGCAAAGAGTACACCACTAAAGTAACTATGCGCGTGATCAACAAGATTGAGCAAACAGTTAGCCTTGCGCCTTTAGCTATGAAGTTACAGCAGGGTGACATTGTCATATCTCACTTAGCTGTAATTTACGGTAACCTTTTAAGGTCTGGAGGCTGTAACGTTTCAGATGATGAGGTTTATGCTTCAATGATGGGCGTTGATACTGGTGCTGAGTTAGATCAAGCGGAAATAATGACCGCTGCCGGAGTTGCTTTAGCTTGTTGTTTCCCTGAAAGGCCAGCGGAAGAACAAGCAAAAAAGACAAGCAATCACAAGGCGAGCTAGATTGTGATTGGGCTTCTTTTTACAAGATAGCTGTTGGTAATTGGGGTATATCTCCTTCTGATTTTTGGGAGATGTCACCTACTGAATTCTGGTTGATATACGAAGCAAAATTACCTCCTAAAACCATCGGTGGAATGTCAGAAGAACACACCGACATATTAACCGAAATGCTAGAAGAGGCAGAAGAAAAATGGCAGCAAGCGCAACAGTTGGCGGAATAAAGGTAAAAATCGGAGCCGATACAGCAGGCTTTGAAACCGGACTACAGAAAACCCGTAAAGGCTTAAACTCTATTGGAAAGTGGGGTACTGCTGCCGCTGCTGCTGTTGCTGTTGGTGCTGCCGCAATAGTTAAATCTCAATTAAGTATATTAGACTCATTAGCCAAAACTTCTGATGCTCTCGGCATTCAGCAACAAAAACTTCAAGCACTTCAGCACATCGGTGAATTAACCGGAACATCTAACGAAATGGTAAATAAATCCCTTGAGCGTATGCAGAGGAATTTAGGTGCTGCTGCTCGTTTGGGTGGTGCTAGTGCTGATGCTCTCGCTGATTTAGGCGTTAATGTTCAAGAGATAATAAGCCTTAAGCCTGAAGAGCAGATGGAAGTGTTAGCAAAAGCACTTTCAGGTGTAGAGAATCAAGTTGTAAAAGCCTCTATAGCTAATGATATTTTCGGGCGCAATGGCACAAGAATGCTCAAAATGTTAGAACAATTAAAAACTGAAGGGTTAGATCCTACAGTTAAATCATTGGATGATATGGGTGTATCGCTAACTCGAATAGATACATCAAAAGTCGAACAGGCCAATGATGCAATGTTTAAAGCAAGCGAAGTTACTACAGGTTTAGCTAATAAACTGACGGTTAAGCTTAGCCCTATCCTAGAAGCTATATCAAATCAATTCATAGAAGGCGCAAAAAATTCTAAAGGATTCTCCAGCGCAATAGATGACGGATTCAACACAGCAATAAGTGTAATAGGTGTTTTTGCTGATGGCTTGCATGGCATAGAGATTATAGCTAAAGGTCTTGAAATAGCATTTAGGGCGACAGGGCTGGGTATTATAAAGATATGGCAGGGCGTCACCACTGTTATAAATAGAATAGTTAATCAAACAACTAAAGATTTAAACTCATTAATAGAGCTTGCTAATAACATTCCCGGTATTGATATAGATCAAATATTAATAACTGACAGCGAATCGAAAATATTTGCAGATAGATTAGCAGCAACAGCATCTACAGCATTAGATGGTGCTATAAATGAGCTTCATGAAAAAATGATGGAGCCATTGCCGTCCGAATCACTTAAGCAATGGGTTGCTGATGCAGAGCAAGCCGCTACAGAAGTAGCTGAAAAATTAACAGGCGCTACCACTCCGACAGATGAAGAAATTGAGCTTGTTATAGAAAAACAAGCAATAATAACTGACGAAGAACGCAAGGCAGCAGAAGCTAGAATAAAACTAGCACAAGCTGAAGCCGCAGCCAAAAAAGCCGCGATGAGTACAATGTTTAATGACTTAGCCTCTTTAATGAACACAGGAAGCAGGAAAGCATTTAAAATTGGCAAGGCTGCTGCAATCGCTAATGCTTCCATAAAAGGTGTTGATGCTGCCGTTGCCGCTTGGGATGCTGGTATGTCTACTGGTGGCCCTTGGGCGCCTGTTGTTGCCGCTGCTTATGCTGGCGCTTCATTATTAAAAACTGGTACGATGATAAATCAGATTAAAAGCCAGTCTTTTGGTGGTGCTTCTGCTCCAACATCATTTAGTGGCGGATTACCAACAGTTAACACAAATGGTGGCGGTCAGTCGCAACCAAATCAAACAAATGTTAGTATAGATATAGTTGGAAGCGAGAACGCAACATTCTCTCGCGGTCAAATCGAAAGCCTTATTGGTGGCATAAATGACGCGACTAATGATGGCGTAGTATTAAATACAGGAGGTTAGAAAATGGCTACAGTTTGTTTAGTTCCAGAGTTAATAAGCCCTATTCAAACGGGTGATTTATTAGTATCTGAAACAAAAATAGATATTGAGACAGGTGACTTATTAGGCGCTATAGCTAAAGAAGATATAGCTACAGGTGGCTTATTAGGCGCATCCGCCAAGGTAGATATAGTAACTGGTGATTTACTGGTTGCTTCTGCTAAAGTCGATATAGTTACAGGTGGGCTAGTGCCTTCGCTTGCTAAAAACGGGTTAACTCCTTTAGGTGTTTGCGTATGATTGACGGGGATTTTTACTTGGCTACTGATAGAACGCAATGCTTAGAGCCTTTGCCGCTACCATCTACAAGCAATTTTCCTCTAAATTATGCGCGTATAGGCTATGAAAACACACTACTAAACGGAAGCGCTACAGCAACAAGTGACACTGTTGGCAGCGCAAACATGCTGACACCATCTACTTATGATAAATGGCGCCCTGTATTAGATCCTTCGGATTGTACATTGATAGGTGTTTCTAAACTGTGTAATTATGTCGGCATTGCTGCTCATAACTTAAGCGGTGCAACTATTGTAGTAAATATCAGTAACGGGGGAGCATTGACCGAAATATACAACGGTGTTGCGCCTAGTAATAAGCCGTTACGCATTGGGTTTACTGAATCAACTTATGATCGCGTTTTTATTGATGTGTCAGGAACTACAGTTGCTGAAATTGGCGTGGTGTATCTTGGTAAAGAATTAGAAATGATGCGCCCTAATTACTCAGGCTATTCGCCAGCAACATTAAGCTCTAAAGATGTTTTTACTCCACAAATGTCTGATGGTGGCCAGTTCTTAGGTAAGCAATTAGTAAGAAAGGGTTTTGCTACACAAGCAAACTTTCAACATTTAACTTATGAATGGTATGAATCAGAGTTTCAGCCATTTGTAGAAGCAGCAAAAACAACTCCTTATTTTTGGGCGTGGAACTTACAAGAACACCCTAACGAAATTGTTTTCGGGTGGACTAATGAAAACATAAAGCCTTCACTGATGGGTATTAGAAACTGGTTAGAGGTGTCTTTTGATATTGATGCTCACGGGAATTTATAATGAGCTATGACGAGGCTAAAAAAGAGTTTATAAAAGAAAAATTCTGGTACATAGAAATTGACCTAGACTATTGTGATAATACTTATGGCTCCGCGCCTTGTACTGCTTCAGTTGGTGTTACTGGCGATATAAAATGTTTCAACACTAGCTTTACCTGTCAAGATAAGGCTAATTATGCAGCATCACCTAAAACATATAGGTATTGTACTAATGTATCTCCATTGCCTGAAGGTTTAGACGCTATACCATCTTTACTATCAGCCCCATCTATAGATGCTGTTAAATTTAACCCTGAAGGTGGTTTAGGTGTTAACGGTGGCATAACGTTGCAATTTAAAGATCACCCATCTAATGATGTAGGCATTGATAAATATGTAAACGAGCGAACATATATACCTTATGAGACTGGCACTTATTGGGGTAAGTTAAGAGCAAGAAATCCTCACTATAATAATAGAGAAATACGCGCCTACTCTGGTTATCTTGTTGATGGTAAATTCGACATAGCTAACTTTGAAAAAAGAACGTATGTTATCGATCAAATAGATGCACAGCGCGGAAGAGGTATAGTAAAAGGCAAGGATGTATTAAAGCTTGCTGATGATGATCGCTCTCAATACCCTGTAAAATCAACAGGTGAATTGTCTGCTGATATTGACAATGTAGTAACATCTTTAACGCTTACGCCTGCTGGTGTTGGTGATTTGGAATATGACTCATCAGGATGGATTAACCTTAGTGATGAAGTAATGTCATTTACTCGAGTTGCTGATGTCATGACAGTTGTTAGGGGTCAGTACAATACAGTTGCTACCACTCATTCATCGGGCGATGCTGTTCAGCAGTGCGCATATTTTAATGACCGAGTAGAAAATATAGTTTATTTTTTGCTTACTACCCCTTCAAATATAAACCCGTCTTTTATAAATTTGCCTGATTGGGTTATAGAGTCAGATGATAATTTCCCTTATATGTTTGAGGCTTTACTTACTGAGCCTATAGGCGTTAAAGCATTATTGAAAGAATTGGCAGAAAATGCGCCACACTCACTAAATTTTAATGAGGTTAGCCAGTTAATAGAGTTTACAGCACTAAAAGAGCCACCAATAAATATAAACTATATAAATAATCAGGCTAATATCACAGGAACTTTAAGCCCTACCGATCATCCAGAAAAAAGAATCTCTGATGTGTTTGTTAGATTTGGGCGTAGAGATCCAACGCAAAAAATGGACGAGCTTAATAATTATTCTCAAACTTATGTTAGAAGTGATTTAGCTTCAAGTGGTGCTGATGAATACGATGGCGAGAAAATAAAAACCATCAATTCAAGATGGATTAATAATTTTAATAAAGCCGCGGCTGTTGATTTGGCTGCAAAGTTTGGGCGTAGATTCTCAAAAACTCCACGAGAAATATCTTTTACTGTTACAGCTAAAGATTCTGATTTATGGATTGCTGACAATATAGGGATTAACCATCCTGAATTGCAAACTGTAACAGGTGAGCAAGGCGATAACATTTACCAGATAATGAGCGTAAAAGAAGCTGGCGATTTTAAATATACTGCCATGGAATATACTTACGGTGATGCTTTGCCGGACGATCCAGAGTCAGGAATTAATTTAATTATCCTTGGTGGCAATGTTAACAACATAAACCTAAGAACTATTCATGATTCGATATTTTCAACACCAACCGATAGCACTATAGTTAAATTTATTATAGATAACGGTGTAGAAGTTGGAAGCACATCAACAGCCAACGAATCCATAAATACTGGCTCATGGCCTGCTTTGATGGAGCCTATACGCTTATTCATAAAAGGTGAAGCTGCCGGGCGTGGTGGTGATGGGTTTTTTAACTTTGACGGTGAAGATGGTGGGCTTTGCTTGCTAATGAATCATGATGTAACAATCGAAGATATTACAGGTATTCTTGGTGGTGGCGGTGGCGGTGGCGGTGGTGTTAATCATCAACTTTCACCAGATCATGCTGTTGGTGGTGGTGGTGCTGGCTTAGTTAACAGTAACCCTAACGGACAAAATCAAACAGGTGGCGCAGGCCAAGACATTCCTTTTGGCCCGTATGACTTAATTGCTGGCGATGGTGGCGATTTAGGCTTAGACGGTCAAGATGGCACTTCTATACCTTTAATACCTGAAGAAATAGATATATATCTTGGTGGTGCTGGTGGTGCTGCTATAGATACAAACGGCTTTAATCTTATAATTACAAACGGTGCAGCAAACATCAAAGGGGCAATATTATGACGCGTTCAGTATTTCAACGCTACGCAAGAAACGAAAACGGGGAAGCTATTTCACTGGCTGAGATAAATGTAATTATATCTAGTGGCCCAGTGGCGGATATATATGCAGATTCAACGGGAGGCTCTCCAATTACACAGCCATTAGTAGCTGATGCAAACGGTTATTTTAGGTTTTATGTTGAGCCGGGGCTTTATGACGTTTCAGCAACAGATCCGGTTTTATTTTCAGTATCTACATTCTTACGTGAAGAAATTGGAACATCTAGAGAGTCGTTAATTGATGACGACCAACATGCAAAACCCTATAGTCCATTAAATAAACCTGATGCAGTAGATGTTAATTATGACAATTCATCTTCAGGGCTAACTGCAACAGAAGTTCAAGCGGCAATTAATGAGGTTAATGCAAAAACAGATCTAATCAACGACCTGTCACAAGCGTATGAGTTTGCAACGGTCGCAGAATACAAAGCGTTTACCACTGAATTTCCTTTGTCTAAAAGAATTTATTTAGCCGATAGAAACGCCTATTTTACTGTTATTGCATCAGGCACAGAAGACGGATTTAATATAATTAAAAACACAACTTTATCACAGAGTATTAATTTAATCGTAGGAAAAGATATCATTGTCAGTCAGTGGATAGACGCAGACGCAGACTTTCAAGCCGCAATACCTTTTATGGATGCTTTAGGCAAGAAAATCATTATTGACAGGGCAGTCAGTGCGTCAACTGCTACGGTTATTAATTCAGATGTAGAGTTTACACCACAAGGCACCTATACAACTGCCGAGGTTGCACCAGACCCAAATGTGGCTATTTATCAATTTAACGGAAATGTGACAGCCCCAAGGTCTGAAATATTTCTTGGAGATGGCGATATTGTTTTGAACGGCTCAAGTCGTGTTGTTTATCCTGAATGGTTTGGTATATTTAATTTTGATAATGGAAATGATGGGAGCGTCAATTTAGACTCTAATATTAGACGTGCTGGTCGCTGTAATGGCGATTCTCAATGTGCTATTGAATTTGGTAACGGACTTTATTACATTAGAGATTTTTTAATTGACCAGTCTAATTCTGGAATTATAGGTCAAGGCAAGGATAATACTTTTCTTAAAAACTCTATTGTTAATAACACATCAACTAGATTTGGTGTGCAGGTAACTATTTTTGCCCCTACTACTGCATTACCTGCCAACTTGGGGAATAGAAACTGGGTAGGGACAAGCACAACTACAGATTGCTACATTAGAGATTTAACGATTGTATGGAATGATACTGACACAGTGGCAACAGACCCACAAATGAATTGTTTTGCATGGCTAGGTTGTCAAGGCGGTGAAATTAGAAATGTTCACGCCTCATTGCCTACAGGTCAACGCGCCTTTGCTATCCAAACGAACGACCAAGATCAAGAGACAGAAGATGTCTTGATGACAGGTTGCTCTAGTGATGGCGGCATATCTGGCATTTATTTATCAGAGGGGTTTGTTACCAATACGGGTAAAACGTTCAAAAACATTCAAGTTATTAATAATCACTTCTCTGTCAGATTAGTGGCGAGTGACGAGCCTTTAGGTCCATCTTCTTCTATTATATTGCATGGTTTAGAGGTTCCTGCAAATATTGATGTGACAGAGGTTATTATTAGAGATAATCATTGTGAGGGTGGAGCTAAAGGTGTGCACACTCAAAGCCCAGATGTTACAACAAAATGGAATTCAAAGGTGATACTTGAAGCCAATTCATTTAAAGACTTTAGAGAGCAAGGCATACTATCTTATATTGAAGATATGGATATCATAAGAAACACTTTTGATTCAACTTTAATGGAAACACAAACAATACAAGCTGGTGGCATTGTTCTTTACACTAACGCTAATGGTGGGGCATTAACTAATTCACTGATAGGGAATATATTTAAAAACCTATCTGGTACGGGTACGATTTATGGTGTATCTATCAACTCTAACGAGGGCTGTAATCACTTGTTGGACGATAACGTGTTTAGATATGACAATGGGTTATCTCCTGCTTATGATGTTTTTTTCTTGGATAGTACAGGCGTGTTGGGCGATGTTAAATTATCAAACAATACTTTTTATGACACTGCAGCCGCTAATGTTCGCGGCACAACGATCAGTCAGGAGATGCTTTACCATGATTTAGGCGGAAATCAGAAAATGAACCTATTTAATGGTGAGATATATGACGTCAGGTTGTCAGCGCCCGTAGATTCTCGCTACTACAAGCGAGGCGAGACTTTAAAGTATGGTCTTGCAGTGTTTACCGCAGGCACTCAAACAGGGTATATATGCACAGCTGATCATACTCCACTATCTGCCGGGACATGGAAAAGCGTGATAGGTTAAACTTAACAGCACAAGGGGTATAAAATACCTCCTGTGCTGACCATGTTAAAATGTCTTTAACCACTTTTGAACATCAAATCCCGGACATAACTTAGATGAAACTTCGTTATGTCCTAAAACTTTTAACTCTGGATATTTAAACTTTTTTTCTAAAACTAAGTTTTTCAATATCGCCCATTGTTTATCATTAAACTCATCACGCCCAATCATGCAAACACCAATAGCATTATTATGCCCTTTAGCGTGTGAGCCTTTCCAATACTCGGGGCGTCCTGCCTGAAGCTCCCCTTTTGGTGTTATAACCCAGTGATAGCCAATACCATCCCATCCGTTTTCCAAGTGCCAGCGGTGAATGTCAGCGGCATTATGATACCGACCGTTCGGGGTATCAGAGCAATGTAGAATTAGTTCTTTCATCTTTAATCTCTCTATATTCGTATGAATAATTTTCATTGGCTGCATAAATATACACACTGAGACGGAATCATTAACACAGCAACTATAATAAACAGTAACAGTAAAAATAAAAACTGATTGGCTTTATGCTTCATAATTCACCCATTTCTAAATGTAACAAGCGTGGAAAGGCGGAACTTTTAAAATCCTTTCCGTGTTTGCACAAAAAACGCGGAACAGTTAAAACTATAAGTCACTGTAAACATTAACAATTCTATTTTTGCTATTCCGTGTTTGCGCAATTCCTGCTAATTGTAGTGTTATGTTACTAAACCAAGCTCGGTTGCCAATCCAGTTAAAACAACCTTAAATAATAGTGGTCTATCTTTGTGCCAATTAATCAAGGTGCGCTCTTTTACACCTGTTAACTCTGACATTTGACGCAAGGATTTTAACCCTTGCGCTTTGGCTTTCTTTGATGCTGTCATTAACATTCACCTTTTAACTTGTAAAACATGTATTGATCAAACGCGCTTTTTTTATCAACATTAGTTAAAAGAGAAAAACAAAACTCGCTAAACTTTTTAACTTCTGCTGCAACGTATGCTTGAACTGTATTAGTGTGATCTTCTTCGTTCATACCTAAAAATATTTCTTTCATTCCGTCTTGCTCTAGTGAAGCACTAACCATATTGATAAGGCTTAAAACATCGTTGGTAGTTACGTTCATTGCTTGTGCTAGTGTAGTTACGTTCATAATCTTAATCTCTTTAATGTTTCGGGGTTATCCCCTAACTCTTAAAACTAATTATACGCAACTATTGCATATAATCAAGTATAAAATGCAATTATTTCACGCTTATTTTAGTAACGGCAACATAGCAATAAATTCACTCTGACACGCAACAGCTCGCTGCGCTCCTTTGTGCTTAGCCGCATAATTAGCGGTTATATTGCCTTACATCGGTATACTCATTGCGTCAAAGAAAAAATCAACAGCACAGTCATACATTGTCGGGTGGTACATCATATACCCATCGCCACTAACTTTATTAAAGTCATCCTTTATTTTTATTACCGCTCTTTTTTCGTACTTATTCAGCTCTTCAAACCAGTGTTTCGTTTCTTTATCATTCATTTTCTTTCTCGCTTATATTGTTGTGTAACCAGTAAACATAACAACCTAATTCATGGTCGGACTCAGCAAGCTGAGCCACATAATTAATGGTTAGTGAGCTAGTGAATAATACTTGGCGCGGTGCCATAAAGCTTATCTAGTTCAGGGTTTTTAGCCCCGAATCTCCAAGCCTGAATAGCTTCCGCCCATTCACTTTCACACTGCTCACATCTATCTTCATAGTATTTTAGTTCTTCATCTGTCAATTGTTGATGGCATTCTCTGCAATTTTTAATATTCATTATCAATCCTTAAGCTCACTAACAACACGCTCAATCGTGACCGCTACTGCTCGCTACGCTCTCAAAACGTAGCGGCACATTAGCTGCGGGTTATATTGCACTTCTATTTCAGTGACCATCCAGAGTTATTCAACCTAACCTCGTGATTTTCATTAACCTGAGACGTCCACACGTACTCACTTATTTTCTTATCAAGGGTTATTTCTTGGCACCCTTTATTGTCCCACCCAATAATTACATCGCCTTTTTTAAATTCGTACCCGTCCATAATCAACTCGTTACATCTCTTCATTTCAACTCTACCTTCTGTGTATGTGCAAAATATAACAACCTAATTCATGTTCGGACTCAGCAAGCTGAGCCGCATAATTAATGGTTATATTGCCTTAGTCTTTAAGTCATTCCACCAAGCGGTTCGCTCAATAGCTCTCAACCTCTTAATCACCTTTCCTCTTGGGTCATAGCGTTTTGCGCCTTTTGCCTTTCTATTATCCCACGCTTTACCGTCTTTCTTATTAAGCCGCGAGTTATTAAATTTCAATCTTGTGTCTGCTAGTCTTTCTAAATATGTCATTCGTTTATTCTCCTGAGTTAACGGCAAATATAACAACCGTAATTAAATCTGACTGTAACTGCTGGCTACGCTGGCGCATTTTCAGCAGTTTATTACATGGTTAGGCGGATTAGTAAATAACCTTTTTGTATACATCACCACGAGCAGTTATTAACAAATCATCATTGCCCTTCACAACCTTTACACAGTCATCTAAATGCGCCAACTCATAACCATGCTTCATCAAATTAGCAAGCTTATACTCTGCCCTTTTAATAAATCCTTTTGGGTATAAGTCATCGCGCCTAACAACGGTTTTCAAGTCGGATTCGCTAACAGTTGTCTTCTTTTCTGGCAATAAAAGCTCAGTGTATTTTTCTGTTTCCATAGCATTTTTCTCCTCTGATGCGCTCACACGCTTAAAACTAAGGTTATGTTACTAAACCAAGCTTGGCTTTTAGTTCTAGTATTTCTTTCATGTCGCTCAATGACCTTATATGATCAAAAACAACGGTAAAGTCATAATCAACATAATGTCGCGTTTCACCAACCCAGTGAAACCAGTTATTAATTACGTCAGTGTCCGTCTGCAAGTATTTAATTTCTTTCCTGTAATTACTAAACGCTATATGCGTAGCACCTTCTGGTGCTTTTTCTAATATTTCTTTGTCATTCATTTTATCAATCCTATTCAGTGGCGGTAACATAACAACAAATTCATGTCGGAAATTAACTGCTCGCTACGCTCACTACAACGTTAATTCCGCATAATTCAAAGGTTATATTGCACAAAGCTTTTCTCTTAATTCTCTGGCTCTACCTGCTTTTCGTTCAAACTGAATTATAGCTATAGCCAAATCTTGCAGGTGTTCATGACCATACATCCCTAAGCCATTAGTTAACGCTACATGGTGAGGGTGCATAAATCCTTGCCCCGTCTCACTATTACCATCATCACAATGCAAATAATGGCGATCACCTTTACCATCTGTAATGCTCCATAACCCTTGAGTTACCTTTTTCATTATCTTGACCTCTTCTGTGTATGTGCAAAATATAACAACCTAATTCATGGTCGGACTCAGCAAGCTGAGCCACATAATTAATGGTTAGGTGTTTCTTTTACCAACTCTGCCTAGGTGGCACAACTGACTCATTTCCATCATACTCATCTATTTCAAATTCTGCATTATCTGGTATTTCTTCTATTTGTAGATCGGCACACATTCCGTTAGCTTCTTCACCTAAATCCTCTATAACTTTTATTAAGTCAGGATCAGCTCTATCATCGCCATAAAAATCATAACAACCAACAGGCTTACCTTTTAACTCAGTTAAAATCTTGCATGCTTTATCGCTCAACCCAAACCCGCCAAAACACGCATTATATGCTACTTTTTTCATCTCTCTTTCTCCATTGTTTTAATCTGCATTTATTGCAACAGTATTTAGCTCTTTTAGTGCCGTAAAACTCAGTGTTGCATTCTTTGTTTTGACACTTCTTTTTCTCAATCATGGGTAGAGTGTAACGCAGTTTCGTTTCAAGTCAAGAAATAAAAAGGCGTATTCCAAAAGAAAACACCTAACAACTACAATCAGTCGGAATTTAACAGCTTAACGCTTCGCTACTGTTAAATCCGCTGTTGTTCAGGTTAGCGTGCATTACTCTATAAACTCATATCGCGTGTAAATAGGTATAAATAAAAACCAGTATGTGTAAACCCTGTATAACGCTCTTTCCTTTTTAGTGTCGAACTTACCTCTAAAAATATCTTTTTTCGCTGTACTGTGCGTTTGTCTAAAAATCATTTTCTTTCTCTCCATTAATTTTGGTGTTAACGTAAAACTCGCTAACAACTAATTCATAACGGAAATTAACAGTTCGCTACGCTCCTAAACGTTAATTCCGCATAATTCAAGGGTTATGTTACTAAACCAAGCTTGGCTTCAAAATAATCAGCGAATAAATCTTTTAGTAAAATACTCGCTATGCGGTCAACCTCAAAATCATCTATAGGCATACCGTTATTAAATCGCTCTACCCTGTGATAATTATTATAAATCAACTCTATATCCCATAATTTCATGTTACTTGGTGCACTTCTGATTGGGTCAGGGTTAAAATCAACCTCTGCATAAACACCATCGCTTTTTGCTATCGTATTAATTTTTACTGCAATATCCAACAGTGTAGTATCTTTCATTTTATCAATCCTTTTCAGTAACGGTAACATAGCAACCGTAATCAAAATCTGACCAGCCACTCTATAACCTCATAACCACCAATAGCAACAAGAGCAGCCACCACTAACCAAAACAGCACCATATTATTTCTTTCTCGATTATCCATTAGTTAATCACTCTGTTATCAATTTTAGTGTAGTCATCAGTAAAAGCGTTAAAGTCATCTATCGAATCACGTTCA